ATTGAATTTGCTAAAAACTATTTTCCTAAAACATATAACGATTTTAATGAAACATCTCCTGGTATGATGTTTATTGAAATGGCATCATATATAGGTGATGTCCTTTCTTATTATGTAGATGATACACTAAAAGAATCTTTACTACCATATGCTGAAGATAAAAAAAATGTTTTAGCGTTGGCTCAGTTTTTGGGATACAAACCAAAAGTTACAGCACCTGCGGTAACAAAAATTTCAGTATATCAACTTGTTCCAGCAATTGGAACAGGAATAGATAATAAACCAGATGAAAAATATTTCTTAAAAATAAAAGCAGGACTTAGAATAAAATCAAAAACAAATGGTATTTTATTTAGGACAACAGATGTTGTAGATTTTTCCGATGAAACAGAAAGAGAAACAACTATATATCAAAGAAATGTAACAACTGGAGACCCTACATTTTATTTATTTAAAAAATATGTAGATGCTATTTCTGCTACCGAACAAACACAAACTTTTACATTTGGAAACTATAAAGCTTTTGAATCAATAAAGTTGACAGAAACAAACATAATAGAAATATATGATGTAAGAGATTCTGATGGAAATAAATGGTATGAAGTTCCTTATTTGGCACAAGAAATGGTATTTGTTCAAGAACCAAATTCTCCGTCTAATGATCCCGATTTATATCAATTTAAATCAACTGTTCCTTACATATTAAAAACAATAAAAACTTCAAGAAGATTTGTAACTAAAATAAATTCTGATAGTTCAACTACTATACAATTTGGAGCAGGAGACCCAACGGCATCTGATGAATTATTAATTCCAAATCTTAAAAATGTGGGATTAGGATTACCAAATTCAATTAATAGATTAGAAGAATCTTTTGACCCAACTAATTTTTTAAAAACAAAAACTTATGGAACTTCTCCATCAAATACAACTATAACTGTTAGATACTTTGTTGGTGGTGGAGTTGGTTCAAATGTTCCACAAGGAGAATTAACACAAATTGATGGAATTGAATTTGAAGAAGATTTATCTCAATATACAAATAGTGAAAGAACAGCATACGCTAGAATAAAAACATCAGTTGCGGTTGATAACGAAATTCCAGCTATTGGTGGTAGGGATGGTGAAACAATAGAAGAAATAAGACAAAATGCTTTAGCAAACTTCGGTTCTCAAAATAGAGCAGTAACGGCGAAAGATTATCAGGTTAGAGCTTTATCAATGCCAGCCAAATTTGGTGGTGTTGCAAAAGCATATGCTGTAGCAGATGGTACATTGGATAATAATTCACCATCATCAATATTAGCATCGCCAAATGCATTACAAGAATTTACTGATTTGGTAATGAGTTTTGTAAATAAACCAGATAGTGAAGAACCAACCGCAGGAACAGTAAAATCTGAAATACAACAATTTTTAATTGGAAAAACTTCAAATGAAAATGAAAAAAATAATCCATTTGCTATAAATCTTTACTTATTAGGATATAATTCAAATGGACATTTAAGCGTACTTAATAGAGGAATCAAAGAAAATTTAAAAACCTATTTTAATGAATATAGAGTTTTGACAGATGGATTAAATTTAAATGATGGGTTTATAATTAATATAGGATTGGAATTTGAAATTATATGTTTTTCAAATTATAATAAAAATGAAGTTTTAGCTAAATGTATTACTGATTTAAAAGAGTATTTTAATATTGATAATTGGGGATTTAATCAAACTATAAATTTAAGTGAAGTAGAATTACTTATAGCTAACGTAGAAGGAGTACAATCTGTTCCAATGTTAAAAGTTATAAATAAATGTGGTGGTATTTATTCTGTCAATTCTTATAATATAGATGCGGCAACTAAAAACAAGATAGTTTATCCATCTTTAGACCCATCGGTTTTTGAGGTGAAATATCCTGACACGGACATTAAAGGTAGAGCAAGATAATGGCATATTATTTTTTAACAGCATCAAAAGATGCAACGGTATATCTCCAACAACCAAACCAAAATACAGGTTTAGATGAAGTATTGGAAGTAAGTAAAGTTTATTATGGAAACATAAAAGATATTTCTCGTGCTTTTATTAAATTTGATGTTGGATTTTTATCATCATCTTTAACAAACTCTACATTAGGTATGAGTGAAGCAACTTTGTTATTAAAAGAAACAAAGAGTGAAGAAATACCATTGGAATATACTTTATATTCATACAAAGTTTCTGGAAGTTGGGAGATGGGAATTGGTACTAGGTTTGATAATATATCAACTAAAGGTATAACATGGAATTATAGAGAAGGGGATACCAAATTAGATTGGTTAGAAAATACATTAGCAGCCGGTACTGATGCTAATCCAAACAATGGACAGGGTGGAACTTGGTGGTTAGCAAATGCAGCATCACAATCATTCAACTATCAAACAGCAGATGTTGAGATGAATGTTAAAGACATGCTTAAAAGCTGGATGAGTGGTTCTACTCCAAATGATGGTTTACTTTTAAAGTACTCAGATTCTTTTGAAAATGACACCAAAGATTATGGTATGGTTAAATTTTTTAGTAAAGAAACTCATACAATATATCAACCAAAAATAAGAATTGGCTATAAAGACCAAACATTCACAACAGGAAGTTTACTTCCATTAACTACAACGGACAAAAAAATAGGAATATTAAATTTAAAAAAAGGATATAAAGTAAATTCTAAGATAAAACTAAGATTATTTGCTAGAGAATTATATCCTCTTAAAACCTTTACTAATTCGTTTGCATATAATACATCAAAATACTTACCAGAAACATCATATTATCAAATTAAAGATTTCGCATCTGATGATATAATAGTTCCATTTAGTGAATATTCAAAAATTAGTTGTGATTCTGAGGGCAATTTTATAAACCTTAACCTTTCAAATTGGGAAGCGGATAGAGTTTATAAAATAGAATTTAGAATTGATGAAAATGGAAGCTCTGATTATTATGATGATGAATTAGTATTTGAAGTAGTTAAAAAATAAAAATGGCAAGAACCGGACTTAAAAATGAATCATTAGTAAGCTCTATTGAAATTAGTGGTTCTCTTGCTTTGCCTACAAGAAATGATTCTGGTGTTTATGAGTTTAAAGAAAAGGAACAAAATGATGGTGTAGTTTATGGAAAGTTAGTAAAACCAAAATATAATGTAGATGAATTGATTAAATCAATTGATACTACAATTTTTGAACTACTACCAGTGGAAGAACCAGAACTTCCAGAAACTGTATTAAAAGTAATATATGATGCAGCACTTGAAGATATTAGATTAAGAGATATTACAATAGCAGAACAAACTGATATAATTTTAGATTTGAGAGCTAAAGTAACTGAATTAGAGATTGTATCTCAAAGTTTACGAGTAGAGATTGACGGTAAAGAACTTTTAGTAGCAAATGCTGATAACGTAGCTGCTCAATCAACAAATAAAGTTTCAACAACAATAATTGATTTACAAAATGCAATACAAAAAGCAACCGCAGAATCTATACAAAGAGTTTCTTTGTTTGCAAGAAATCAAGCATTAGAGCAAGAATTAGGTGCTTTAAGAGAGCAGTTATATGGTAAGCAGGGTAAAATAGCAGAGGGTGCTAAAGTAGGAGAAGACTTCTCAGCAAAAATAATTGAAGTTAAAGATAAAGATGTTGGTGATATAGCTTATAGAGCTAGAGCTAATAAAAATACTGAAGAATGGATTAATGGACCTACGCTAGAACTTACGAACTTTACTACTGATAAAGATACTACAATAACGTTTACAATATCAGGAGACCCTATTATCAATGTTCCTGGCTCTGTAAATTTAAAAGCAGGTGAAACTAAAAATGTTGCATTGAAAGAAAATATTGGCTGGATTAGAGACCAAAAACCTAAAGGTAGTGTTGGTACATCTGGGGATAGAGAATATAGAAGTTCATTAAAAATTAAATCAAGCGCAGGTTCTAGTTCAGAGGTTTCTCTTTCAATATATTTAAAGAAGTTTAGAGGTAGTTCATAAATAAATTAATATGGCATTACAATCAATAAAAAGTGTAATACAAAATAAGGGATATCTGATAGAGCAAAAGGATAGAGCTATCTTTGAATTGGGAGATTTGCAATCATTTTTTGGCTTTAGTCAAAATGATGCCATTGAATTTATTGTGTATGATTCAAACGATAATCAATTACCACAAGCAAATGGAGAATTGGTTAGATACATACAATTGTCAACAGAAAATATTAATGATTATTTTTTAATACCAAATGGAACAATTTTTCAAAAATATCAACTTCCAAAAGAATACTTTATTGATGCCGAAAGATTGTTAAGAGAAGCGGGCTATAATAATGGTATTTATAAAACTCAAATAACATTAATAAATAAAAGAGTTGGTAGTGAAAACCTAATGGATAAAATGTGGATATCTGAAATATCACCATCAAGAACAGAAGTAAGATTATTTCCTTTGATAAAAAATCAACCAAAAGAAATGTTAGATGATTTAAAAGAAAGATTTGATACTTTTGTAAATAATAGAAAATTTAGAGAAGATTATATAAATCAGGCCTTTGTTTACATAGAACAAATAAATCCATCTGAAGTTGGTACTTTCATAAAAACAAAATACGGAGAAGATTTTTTTAATACATTAGTAAATGAATATAAAATATCAAGCTTTGATACATTTGTTACACAAATTCATAAAACATTTATGGAAGCATGTATTTACGAATTTACAAATAGAATATCTGATATAAATGATATTAATTACGGAAAACCAAAAAATAAAAAACCAAAAGCTACTATAAACAGTAATCAACTTCAATCTTCTATACAAAGAATATTAGTATCGGTTTTAAATAAATACTTACCAAATCCAGACGTAAAAGAAACATCAACATTTGATACAGTAAAAAATGAAAGTTTGGATGAAGTTTCTATGATATTACAAAAAACAACATCTGATGTATTAATTGATAGTGAATTTGTTCCTGTTAAAAAAATTGGAATTATAAAAAAACCAGCAGACCCAATAATTGATATAAAAGATAATTTAATAAAACAACTCCCAATAGATGAACCACCACCAAAAATACGATTTCCTAAAGATGTAATTCTACCTATTGAGAATGATAGCCCACCACCATTTATAGGTATTATTCCAATTGATGAAATTCCTATTAAGCAGTATCCAAAAGACGAATTCCCAATATCGGATATTATTATATCTCCATTTCCAGAAACAAATATTAAAACTAAACCTGAAGATGTTGTAAATCAAGAATTAATTACCGGTGGTACTCCTGGTGTTGGTGGTGGAGGAACTCCAAATATGGGCAGAGGTATAATTATAGATGGAAATAGAGGTGGAGGAATTAGTTACGATGATTATTTTGCCAATGAGAGAGAAAACATACCAGTACAAGAGTAAAAATGCCAAGAATAATTGATATAGAGGATAGTTTAGCACCCAAAAGTGATGCGGAAAAAATAGAATTTCTTCCTGCATTAGAAAGTGGAGTATCTGAAACGGGAGAGGTTTATATAAAAAACCCATCGTCAGGAACTCCTATTCCTGTTTCAAAAAATCCAAAATTAGTAGGAACAGTCAACTATGCTCCAAATTATATTTTTAACATTACTTCTTTTGAATCTGATGCAATAGTTTATATTAATGGTGAAAGTACATTTAAATCAACTCCATATCCGCTTAATATAAGTGTAGAGGATGTATTAAGACAAAATAATAGCTATACAATAGAGGTAAAAAAAGATGGATATGTAAATAAAGAAAAGTTTATAATAGAAACTTTATTAGAATACAAATACTATAAAGATGATTCCTTTATTAGAGACCTAACACCAGTTGATAATTCATATAATCAATTTGATAGATTTGGAAATACAAATCCAATTTTTGATTCTGGTGCAAAACGAGTTTCTGAACCTGTATATGTATCCGAACCAATTTATACTTTTAGAATTACAAAGTATGATAATGATATTCTTGTTCCGTATGATTATGATGTATCAAGTAAAATAAAAGATTTACAATTTATAAATTTTGCAATTCCTGCGAAAGATATTAGATTACCTATTGATGAAACTCCGAGAGAAATTTTACAATCTTTGGATGTATCTTTGTCTGGTCCTGAATTTTCTGCAATTTTAATAATAAATGATTCGGAAAGAATTGAATTACGAAAAGGTTTAAATCAATTTCAATATGCGGCTGGAACAAAAGTTCAAATAGTTGAAGCAAATTCTACTTTTAAAATTAATAGTATAGTTTTTACTGGTGAAGATGAGAAACGATTAATTGAATCTGAAAATACATTAGAAAGTGTTAAGAGTGATTTTATAATAAAATCAAATTTAGCACTTGAAATACAATCAGAACTAATTAATATTGTAATTAAAGAATTACCAAGTATATCTTTTGTAAACGAACAAGAATTTTCTAAATATAATTTTAATTCAAAGGCGGGAGTTGTTATAGCTATAAAAAAAGTAGGTACATTATCAAATGTAACAGCTATTCTTAACAATCAAAGTATTGATTTTGGAAATCCTTTTGAAACTGTAAGAGGAGATGTGGCAGCAATTGCAATTCCTGAAAAATATTTTACAAGACTAGGAGTTTATAAATTAATATTAGTTCCATCAAATGAAAATGGAGATGGCGAAATATTACAAACATCAATTAATGTTGTTAGCGAAACATATGTAGGAACTCCTGATATTCGTAATATAGTTTATCCTTCTACAATTAAAGGAAAAGATTATTCTGGCTATAATGTTGATTTTGAAGTCGCATGGGAATCGGTAAATACTGATTATATTTTAATAAAACCATTTGGAACTTCTGTCACCACAAAAGCTCAGTCTTCTGGAAAGATAAATTTAAATTATAATGATTTATTAAAATTAGCTTCCAAAGAAGATGGTAATTCAATAACTTTAGTATTAACTCCATATAATATAAGTGGAACTGAAGAATTAGTAGGTAAGGATGAACTTATTGTGATAAACTTTGAAAAATCAAACAAAGTTCTTCCAAAAGAAACAGCAATTAATAGAATTTCCGAAGGATTTTTAAGACAGTTAAATCCAAATGTATTTGCTGAAGAAAATTCAAAATACTTAACTCATTTATTGCATTTAGGCGATGCAAATAATAAAATAATAACAACTTGGACTGGTGATAGAGAATCTTTAATATTAAAATTGTATGAACCAATTTCAACTGCGGTTCAACCCAATGACCAAGTTTGGATTTCTAAAATACAATCAAATCCAATTATTGAAACAATAACAATAACTGGTATTGATACTGATGTTTGTCCTCCATTAAAAGGACCTAATTTTTCAATTGAGCCTGATAACGGACTTGGATTTGCTGTTTTTGAAGACCTAATCGCAAGCGGTTCAACAACATCAGATGCAATAGCAAATAGATATTTAGAAAGTGTTGGTATTGATACAAGAAAATTAAATATACAATACGCAAGTGGTTCTTTTTACACTTTTGAAAATTTCTCACATTTTGGTTCAGCAACAGAAAGAGCAGAGAACTTTTTCTTTAAAATGCAACTAATAGAGAGATTAAAGAATAGATATGATGCTTTAGCTGCAACAACATTTACACCACCATACGAATTGTATGAAGGTGGATTAACAGCAGAATCTACTGGTTCGCATGAAATAGTTCTTACTCTAGATGGTGCACAAATACTTACCGAAGATGGTTTATATGATATTCTTTGGGAAGTTCAACAATTTAGTAGTCCTAACCAAGCAAATGAAGCTAAAAAGGTTTTAGCAGATTTAAACGCAGCAATTAGAAATTTAGACGGATTTGAATATTGGTTGTATAGTTCTACAGACTCTATGGCATATCCTAAACAAATATTCATTAACCCAACCACTGGAATACCATCCTACATATTAACTCCAACAACTAATGCAAATGTAATTGCATGGTATGAAGCTTTGGTTGAAGATGCCATCCATTACGATAAGTACAATAATAATTTATTAAGAAACAATATTCCTGAATTTATTAATTCAGATTATGAAAACGAACAATTCTTATTGTTCTTAGATATGATTGGTCAGCACTTTGATATTATTTGGAGCTATATAAATGCTTTGAATAGAGTTAAAGTTGTTGAAGAAAGAATTGATATGGGTATACCTGATGATTTAATTTGGCATTTGCTAAAATCATTTGGTTGGGAAGGTAAAAGAGCGTTTGATTCTCAATACTTGTGGGAATATGCATTCGGACAGTATAAAGAAGGATTACAAAAATATTCAATATCGTTAGAAGAAGCTAACAATCAAGTTTGGAGAAGAATTATTAACAACTTACCATATTTGCTAAAACACAAAGGTACTGCTAGAGCAATGAAAGCTGTTATGGCTTGTTATGGTGTACCTCAATCTCTTTTAACAATAATGGAGTTTGGTGGACCAACTGACCCAACAGAAGGAGGTTCTCAGAAATTTACTTTTGATGATAGAACAGCTGCAATTTATTTGTATGAAAGTTCAAGTATAAAAATTCCTTGGAAAGAAGTAAATGGTAATGTACCTGCTGCAATTGAATTTAATTTTAAACCAACAACACTACCAAATACTCAATACACTTTAATTTCATCAAGTCAATGGTCATTAGAGTTAATACAAACCACTGGCTCTTTTGGTAAATTAGAATTAAATTTAGGTGGAGATGTTTCAACTACTTCATATATAGAAACTCCTTTTGTAAGCGCATCGGTATCTACTACATATTTTACTTCATCTGTAGAATATATGTTTGGACCTGATTTACTTACAGGTAGTTTGGATTTTCCAATATCAACCGAATATTATTCTACTATTTGTATTAATAGAAATGATTACGCTGGAAATGGTTCTTTATACGAAGTTTGGCTTGGTACATCCAATGGTGATAGAATTATAACATCGGTAAGTATGTCTATTTTTACCGAAGATTCTCAATGGATTAGCGGCTCATCTTTACAAATTGGTGGAAATGGATTTAAAGGAAATGTTGATGAATTCCGTTTGTGGAGAGTTCCTTTGCAACGAAGTAAATTCAATAATCACGTATTACAACCAGATTCAATAGCAGGTAATTCATATACAGCATCAACTTCGGATTTATTATTCCGTTTGGATTTTGAATATCCAAAAGATAGAACGGCTGACCCTTTTATTAAGAACGTAGCAATTAATCAAACGTATGGAGAATCTTTTGCATCTGCAAGTAATATGTATTCAGCATCATCGTATCCATATCAATACACACCATATGAAAGAACTGTAACAGCAACAGTTCCATCTTTAGGATTTAATACTGCTAATAAAATTCGTTTTGAAGAACAAACTTTAATTTCAACACTTTCTCATAAAGTAAGAGCAACTAAAAAATCATTTGATAGAGCTCCAATAGATTCTTCTCGTTTGGGATTATTCTTCTCTCCAATTAAAGAGTTGAATATGGATATTGTAAAAGCATTTGGTGATTTTAATATTGATAACTACATAGGTGACCCATCCGATGAATACAAAGATTCTTACAAAGAATTAGAAAATTTAAGAACTTATTATTTTGAAAGATTAGACAGAAATATAAATGAATATATTCAGTTAGTAAAATACATAAATAAATCTTTATTTGATGTACTTGCGGATTTGGCACCTGCAAGAGCAAAAGTATCTAAGGGATTGTTGATTGAACCTCACTATTTGGAAAGAAGTAAAACAAAGTGGGATAAACCAATTTCCGAAAGAAACGATTATGAAAGTTATATTAATACATTTGATGATGTAAATATAAATTCTACATACGATGTATATAATACTGATTTAGATATAGACAATATAACTACACTATTGGGTAACTTAAATAATTTTGATACAACCATAGATGTAGAATCTGAAACTCAATTGGAAGGTTCTTATCCAACATATACAACTCAAATTAATGTTAGTGATGATACTTTGTTAGACGCAACCGCTCCTTTTTATGATGTTGAAATAGTTGTACCTAACGGAGCTACTCTTTATGGGGAAGCAGATGCATTTAGTTTTGAAGCAATTGGAATGGAGAAAGATTCTATTTCAAATTTAGGATTTGGTTTGTATGGAAAAAATGGTGTTGGTATTTATAAAACTCGTGATTTCTTTGGAAACTATACACAAAGTAGACAAAACATTTATTTAGTAAAAGAACAAAGAAATAAAAAAGTATCAACCCAAACAGCAGGTTATCCAACAATAGGAGCACTTCCTAACGAACAAGTAAAGTATGAAGATGTTTTAGTTCCGTATAACAAATTTAGAGTTTCATTAATGCCATTTAGTGGAAGTATAGCAATTGGTAATGAAGTCGTTCAAGTAACACCACTTAACGGATATTTACCAAGTCACTACAGATACACTAATAATCTATCAGAAGGATTGATAAGGTCTTATTGGAAGGGTTCTCAGCAAACAACCGCAACAACACCAGATGGATTATCTGCTGTAGAAACATTTACAACCAATCCTAACATTCTTAGAGTGGCTAAGACAGGTAGAGGTAGTGGTGAACCAATTTTGGAAGTTGATTAAAATTGAAAATAATAATTGGTTATATTTATTTTAGAAATAAAGCATAAAAACAATATCAAATGGCATATTTAGATAATACCGAAATTACAGTAGATGCAATCCTAACCAAAAAGGGTAGACAAAAATTAGCATCGGGTCAATCTTTGAACATTACCAAATTCGCATTGGGTGATGATGAGATTGATTATACATTATATGAGCCAGCACACCCAAAGGGTTCGGCTTATTACGATTCAGCAATTAGAGCAATTCCTATTACTGAAGCAACACCAGATGAAACTCAAGTATTGAGATATAAGTTAGTGACTTTTCCAAAGGGAACTACACAAATTCCTTTAGTAACACTAGGCCTTCCTTCAATTGGAGTATTCCAAACTGAAGGTGGTGTGGGATTAACACCAACAACAAGACCAGACGCTAATAGAACAGCTGGATACACAATGGTATTAGCTGACCAAAGTGCTGGAACATTAACAGTAACAAGAGGAGCAACAGCAACTGGTACTGTTCCTGTTTTCTTAGGAGAAGAAATTTCATCCACAGCTCAGGTTGTAACTGGATTGGAATTTAGATTTACTCCAAACCCATCATTAACATTTGATGTGGCAACAACAATAACTGTTTATGGTAACGAAACAGGTGGTTCTCAAACAATACCAGTAACCGTAACTTATCAAGCTTAAAATTAAAATAAAATATGGCACTAATAAATGACCCTAATGTAACCGCCCAACTGGCAGCATTGGCAAATCAGGGAACAATTGATACAAATACAATTGTATCTTTGTTAAACTCTGTTTTACCTGCTGGACAGCAAATCGCAGTTGGTTCTGGAATTACAACAGGAATATACAAAAGATTTGGAGATTTTGATAAGGTAAATGCAAAAGTAGAAGTTGTAACAACTGGATTATGGACAAATGATTCTGGTTCTTTAACTGCATTCTTTACCTCATCAACTCAAGCAAACGCAACAAGCGGACAATATTATTATAATGTTTACAACGCAAACCCAGCAACAAATTCATCAGCAGAGGTTCAATATGCAGTAGCATACGGACATGTTGATGGTAGTGGTTCGGTAGATTTGGCAACTGATGATAATTCTTTATTACCTACAAAAGCTACTTACGCTCAATATCGTACAATGTTATTGGATGACCCTACTGCTAAATTTAAATTTGAAAATGGAAGTGGTATAGCAACGGATTCAAATAATATTTATGTTATTAATATTGCTAGAGCTAGATTTAGAGAAGAAATGGATGCTGGTAACTGGTCATTGAAACTTTCTGGTTCAAATGGTTTATTCACATTCATTGATGATAGTGGTAAAAAATTTGGTGATACTTTAGGTAAAGCTGGTAGAGTATTTAAAGTTGTTTCTGGTTCTTTAAATTTAGGAACACAAAGTGAAGCAACTGTAGTATCAACAACAGCATCAAATGGATTGGGATACGGATTATTCTATCCTGATAAAGGTATCGTTATACTTAATCCTTCTGCGATAGGTACAACTGTAGGAAATGTTGGTGAAGTTGGTTTTGCAAACACAGGAAGTTTAATTGGTGGTTTATTAACTACACATGAAGCTTATAACCACAAACTATTACATTACGCAATTAAAAAGGGTGGTGATTTTGAAGCAAGAAGAACTGAAGATGTATCAACACAACACTTCTTTGTAAGAGCAACTAATAGAGAATTTAACTACTCTAATAACCCTACTTACATTAATGCAGATGGTACTTTCCAAGAAACAACTTTTGAAACTGACCCACAAACATTTATCACAACTGTAGGTCTATATAATGATTCTAACGAAATGATTGCAGTAGCTAAAACCTCTCAACCAATTGTTAAATCATTTGATAAAGAAGTATTAATAAAAGTTAAACTTTCATTCTAATTAAAATTTAAACGATAATTTAAGAAATACCCCCGAAAGGGGGTTTTTCGTTTAAGAAATATTTATATAAAACAAAAAAGTAAATGTTTAAAGAAATACCAAAGTCGGATATTGTAGTAAGACCTTTTAAAGTTTATAAGGAATGGACATTAGACGAAAATGATATTTATCCTATTTTTGGAAGAAGTGGGAGTTTAGGTAACTATGATGAAGAAATAGAAGAAAAATCTTATGGTATTGCTAAAATACCCTTTTATCATTCAATAAAAGCTCAATTTTATACAAATCCCGCAACGGCTTCAATATTAACAGAAGTTGGTAGAAGAATTTCATACGCATCTACTAATGAAAGGGTTTTAGAAAATCAGTTAGCAGTTTTTTCAATACCACAATCAAAATATGGAGAGGGTATTAAAGTTGGTTCGGTTCAATTTACTAGCGGCAGTGAAACCTATGTTGATGATGGATATTCTAATTTGGTTTATAATAATGAAATCAAAGGTAATATTTTTTATGATAGAGGAATAATTGTTATGACAAAAAATATAGAAAGTGGTTCTGTATTAAATCAATATACAATAAATTATCGTTCAACAAAAACTATATACGAAAACGAAATATTTCTTTCTGTATTGGAAAATGAGTTTAATGTATCACAAAACCCAACTGCTGTTGATTGGAACGCTAATAGAACTGATGGTAAAATTAAATTATATTCTATTACATCATCAATAGACCCTACAAAAGTGGGAGGATTTGGTGAGTATGATTATAGTTCATCCGTTGACCCTACCGGTTCATATTTAGCACCATATATAACAACAATTGGGTTATATGATAACGAATTAAATATGTTAGCAGTAGCTAAATTACCACAACCAATTAAATCTTTACCGGATTATCCAATTAATTTTATTATTCGTTTTGATACATAGGGTTATATTTATATAAAGAAAAACAATACAAAAAAATGCCAACAATTTTAGATATTTACGCAAAAACTCCACCTAAAACTGGAAACGCAAATGTAAAAGGGGTAGATACAACTCCAATAGGTACTGATAATCCAAGAGGAGAAATGAAACCTTCTAAGGATTTATCAAAAGATGAGAAAAAATTATTCAAAGCAAGAGGTGGGGTGTTAAAAACTCAAAAATACTCCGATTCGGTAAAAAAATAAAATGTCTTGGAAATTTAAGGGAAATATTGTTACAGAAGAAAACACACCGGAAGGTGCCGTTGGTTTTGTCTATAAGATTATACACACTCCTACTGGTAAATTCTACATTGGTAAAAAATCACTTACTTCAACTCGCCGTTTAAAACCTCTAAAGGGAAAGGTTCGTAAAAGAGTAGTTCGTAAAGCTTCTGATTGGGAGAAATACTATTCATCTAACGAATGGATTAAAAACGAAGTAAAAGAAGGTAGGGGTGGAGATTTTGAAAGAGAAATCATTCAATTCTGCTTTAGTAAAAAATCACTTACATATTGGGAAGTTTGGTGGCAGTTCAAATTAGATGTTTTGAGTGACCCACAATCTATTAATGAAAATTTAATGGGAAAATTCTTCCGAAAGGATATATATTAATAAATAAACGTTATGACACTTACTGAAATTTGTAAAAAGTATGGTATCTCCGATGCATACTTAAATTCAAAAGATGATGCACATGGTATAGCAGCTGCATCTCTAATAGACCTTAAACAAATGGTTCTTTCAAACCAACCTAGAGAGCAGGTTGCTGCAAAACTTCAATTTTTGGCAGATTTTCTTGCAGATGTAAAAAATTCTACATTCGGATAATAAAAATTTGGATATATCCCAAGAAAGTTGTATATTTGTATAAGTTTTTGTGGATATAACCTAAATTATGCTATCGGGTAAGAACAAATTAAAAATAATAACAATATTAGATTCGGCATTGGGTGTTGGTTCTTCCTTAAAGGGGAACGAACAGGCACACTACTGCCCGTTTTGTAACCACCACAAAAAGAAGTTGCAAGTAAACTTAGATACCCAAAGGTGGCATTGTTGGGTATGTGATTCTAAGGGTAGGAGTATTACATCACTCCTTCGTAAACTGAATGTAGACCTTAGAGATATATCGGTAGTAAAAGATGTATATGGTGATGAACCTGAATATGATTCCAAAGAGGAATATGTAGCAAAATTACAACTACCAAAAGAGTTCAAACAACTATACTTTAAACCAAAGGGTATTAATCCTTCTTATAATCAGGCGGTACACTATTTAAATAAAAGAGGTATCACTCAAGCTGATATCGTAAAGTATAACATCGGATATTGTGAAGATGGACTTTATGGTGGACGGGTTATTATACCTTCCTACGATGATAATGGTGATTTGAATTACTTTGTAGCTCGTTCTTTTTATGAGGATGAGAAAATGAAGTATAAGAATCCACCAATTAGCAGAGATGTAATTGTATTTGAGAATATGATTAATTGGAATGAACCTATTACTTTAGTTGAAGGTGTATTTGATTCTTTCTCGGTTAAGAGAAATGTAATTCCATTGTTGGGTAAATTCTTACTCAGCAAACTCAAAAATAAAATTATGGAAAAGGGTGTTAAGGATGTAACTATTATGTTAGATTCTGATGCCGTAGAAGATTCTACAAAACATACTGAATGGTTTCAAAAGAACGGAATCAAAGTGAGAAACATTATACCAACTGATAAGGATGCTGGTGAAATGGGTTTCCAAAAAGTAAACGAAATATTAAAATCTGCCAAAGAAACCACATGGGATGATTTGGTGATGAGTAAGTTAAATAGCATATGAAATTAAAAAGAATTTATCATATTGCGGATATTCATATTCGTAACGTAAAAAGACACAAAGAGTTTAGAGGTGTATTTGAAAAGATGTTTGAAGAAATCCGTAAAAGAGGAACGGAAGATTCAATCATTTATTTAGCAGGTGATATTGCACATGCCAAATTGGAAATGTCACCTGAATTGGTGAAGGAGATTAGTTGGTTATTTACCGAATGTACAAAACATTGCCCAACAATTCTTATAGCTGGTAATCACGATTGTAATATGAACAACTCTGATAGATTAGATGTTCTTACTCCAATTGTTGAAGCCCTAAACTTAGATAACTTCCACTATCTAAAAGATACGCAGGTATTTTGGTTAGATGGAGTTGCGTTTTCAGTATTTAGTATTTTTGATAATAAAGATAATTGGATAATGGCTGATGATTTCAGTCTTTCATCCGCACGATTAAAAGTTGCACTTTTCCACGGACCTGTTGACCATTCTCAAACTGATGTAGGATACGTTGTATCTTCTCGTCATTTCACAACCGATATGTTTGATGGTTTCCATTTAGCATTATTAGGTGATATCCACAAAAGACAAGAACTAATCTCCCCTAAAGGTTGTAAGTGTGTTTACGCAGGTTCGTTGGTGCAACAAAACTTTGGAGAAACTTTGGATAAGCATGGTTTCTTAGTTTGGGATTTAGAAACATTAACATATGAAGAAGTTGATATACAAAATGATTATGGTTATTACACCATGGATATTATCGCAGGAGTTGTTCCTGACGTTACTGATTTACCTTTGTATCCAAGGCTTAGGGTAAGATTCTCTGAAACGGATGCGGCAGATACTAAGAGAGCAATCACCGAAATTAAGGTGAAGTATGGTGTGGAAGACTTTACAACAATTCGGACTGACTCATTGGCAAAGAAAAAGACTGGTGATAGAGATAACAAATTGGAGCTGGAAGATATTACCGATATAACCTACCAAAACTCTCTTATCACCGATTATATACAAAGGATGATGCCATTTGTGACTGATGAAGAAATAGCTGGCATACAATCCCTTAATAAAGAGATAAACGGAAGGATAGAATTAGATGAGCTGACAAGAAACGTAAAATGGAAGCCGGTAAGATTTGAATTCTCTAATATGTTTTCGTATGGTGAAGACAATGTAATTAACTTCAGCAAAGTAAACGGACTGATGGGATTATTCGCACCAAACGCTGCAGGTAAATCATCTCTCTTTGATGGGATATCTTTCTGCCTGTTCGATAAGTGTAGTAGAGCCTATAAGGCATCTCACATTATGAACAATAGAAAAACGGACTTTCATTGCCAATTAGATTTTGAGGTAGAGGGTATCCAATACTTTATTCGTAGGGAAGCACGTACAATTAATAAGGGAAAGAACGTAAAGGTTGATGTGGAATTTTGGAGGATAGTAGATGGGGTAAGAGAATCACTCAACGGAACGGAACGTAGGGATACAAACCAAATCATTGAGGGATATGTGGGAAGATATGAGGATTTCGTTATGACAGCACTCTCACTACAAGGTAACAATGCTCTATTCATTGATAAACCACAATCGGAAAGGAAGGATTTATTGGCGCAGTTTATGGGGCTGGACATATTTGATAAGCTGTATGAAGCTGCATCGAATGAGATAAAGGAAGTGGCAGTTCTTATCAGAAATTTCAAAAGGACGGATTTTACGACTGAATTAGCCCAAAAGGAAACCGACTTAAAAGAAACCAAAAAAGAATTATCCGACTTGGAATCCCAATCTAAAACTTTAAACAAAGATAAAGAAGGAATCCAAAACCAAATTTCTGATTTAAAGGAATCCCTAACACCAATTGATACTAAGTTAGATATCAAAGCATTGGGTGTTTCTAAGAGCACTATTGAATCAAAAATCCAAACCAATGAAACTGATAAGGAAAGTAAAAGAAGCAAAATAAACGAATATGGTGAGTTATTAGGAGAGGTATCTCAATCAATCAACCAACATGCGGTAGTAAACGGAATGGATATTGATGATGCCAAAAAGGAATGGGATTTGGCCAAAGGTAAGATAGCAGATATACAAACGCAAATAGATAAATTGGAATCTCAGTATGAAGCAAATTGTGAAAAATTATCACACCTTGCCGAACATGAGTATGACCCTAATTGTAAGTTTTGTATGAACAATGTATTCGTTAAGGATGCTATCGCTACCAAAGAGATTGTTAAAACGCAAGAATCTCAATTAGAAACGCTTAACCTATCACACCAAATGTTAATCAAAGCAACCGAACCATATTCAGAAGTAGATGATGTTTGGAGTAAGTTAGTAGAACTTCGTAACAAATATCATAAGGGTATTGTGGTAAGAGAAAAAGCTGAAGCAGAGTTGGGAACTTTGGAAACCCAAAATCAATTATTACAAAACCAATTAGAAAGTGTACAATCTGATATTAACAAATATTATGAAAATGAAGCCACTATCCAAAAGAATGCGGAGATAAACGAACAAATCAAATCCTTAGAAACGGATAAGAAAGAATTGGATAAAAAAATTGGTGAGATAAATAAAAAAATTACGGGATGTACTCTAAAGATGGGTTCTATTCAGGCCTTTATTGATTCTACAAAAAGACAGATGGATGAAGTTAAGGATTTAGAAGCAAAGAGTACACTATACACATATTACTTAGATGCTGTTAAGAAAGATGGTGTTCCATATGAATTAATTTCAAAAGCAATGCCTGTAATTGAATCGGAAGTAAATAATATCCTAGCACAGGTTGTAGACTTCTCACTTTCAATGGATACTGATGGAAAGAACATTAACGCTAAAATCGTTTACGAAGACCAGGAGTGGACTTTGGAAATGTGTAGTGGTATGGAGAAGTTCATATCAGGTCTAGCGATTAGAGTGGCTCTAATTAACATATGCGGCCTTCCTAGACCTAACTTCTTGGTAATTGATGAAGGGTTTGGTACGTTAGATGCGGACAACCTATCATCTCTCTTTATGATGATGCAATATCTGAAAACCCAATTTGATTTTATTTGGATGATTTCTCACTTAGAACAAATGAGGGATATTGTAGACGGATTGATAGAGATTAAAAAAGAGAATGGGTTCTCTAAGATTAACTTTTAGAATTTACTGGTAATACATTTTTTGGTGGAGTCTTTTTTGAAGATTCCACCTTTTCTTTTATTAGGGTTTCCACTAACCCATTTATTTTATAACCTTTTTCTTTACAAAAATCCTTTAATAATTGATGTATTTCAGCATTGATTTGTATCATTGCGTATTTTTTCATATACTTCTTTAGTTTTCTTTAGATTTCTATATATAATTATGGAGATAAAAAATTATTGAAATATTTATTTCATATAATCTAAGAACAATTAATGGCAGTAATAAAAAAATTTGCAGAAGTTTTAACACAAAACTTAACTTCTTTTGGAACATTTATCGTAGATAACACCCCAAATTCTGAATATTTTAAAATAACAGAATTTAAAGATACGTTTACAGGCGGTAAAAATGGGTTTCTAATTGAAGGTAGTGAGCATTTAAAAGAATCTACTGAAATTAAAATTCAAATTTTAGATGTAGATGGAAACCCAGTTTATTATGAGCCAGGTAATGGTATTCCAGAATATTACGAAGGAACATCTAAATTAGTAGCAGTATATGTTTACGATGATACACCAATTGGTTCTGCTAAAATAACTATATTAGGTGAATTAAAAACTTATGTAGATGAAGGTGGTGTTATTTTACCAATTCCTGATGAATGGAAAGATGTTTACAACGTAAAGTGGGAAAAAACATTTCAAATAAACAAACTTTTATCAAACGAAGATAAAGTAAGATTTTATAAAAGACCTGTTGTAAACATTGATGAAATAGTTAAACCTATTTTTAACAATGTAACAGTAACAATAACACAAACAGGTTCTTTGAGTGGTATATCTCAATCCCCAATAGCAGGGCAACGATTATCAGATGTTACAACTCCAACAAATTATTTATTAAGAATAAATGATTCTACAAATTGGACAGGTTCGGTAGTAGGAACAACAATTTCAATACCATCTTTAGGATACTCTACCATTGCGGATAGTGTAATAAGTAATAAAGAACTTTTGGTAAGAAATCCATATACAGAAGATAATACTGGGTTAGGTTCTGCATATGCAACTGTTGCGAATTTTTCAAACGCAGGTTATACCGCATCGTTTAATTATACAGAAGGTGTTAATAATTTAAAAACAGCATTAACTGGTTCTTTTGCAAAAATAAATTTATCAGAATTAACAACATTTGTTGGGGATTGTGCAAGAGTAAGAATATTTAGAAAATCACAATCAGATTTAGCGGATTATCAATTTGTTCAAGAGATAAGATTAGAATCAAATGAGTTACTAAGAGATTTAGAATCATCTGCTAAAAACGAAGAATTTTATGGTATTTTTGATGCTGTAAATTTTAAAAACTATTGGGTAACTTCGTCAAATAACATTTCAACTACATTTAACCAAAGTTATTTATTTAATTCAATAAAATTAGATAGTAATGGTGTTAATAATTTTTATACATCCAAATCGCTAGATATAACAGAGGGAACGGAATACACATTAAATTTTAATTTAAGAGTTGGTACTGGGCAAGTTTTAGCAGGAAATTATATAAAAGCATTTTTAAGTGGTTCTAGACAATCAAGCGTAAATGGTTCGCCAACAACAATTCAAATTAAACAAAACATTTCAACTATAACATCGGATAGTTCACTATTGCAAAAAAATGAATTATCGGCTAATTTCAAAGCAGAGCAAATGAATAATGCAAAACTTTACTTTGAAATAAAAGGTAATAGTTGGTATTTATCAGATGTTAGTTTTAGGGCATCTCAAGAAACAGCATACTCACCGGATGCAATAACTTTTATTCAGGGTGTACCTAGAACATTACCGGAAGAAACTTTTTTATATCGTTTTGAATTTTATGATATAAACAATAATTACATTCCTGTTTTAGTTGAAGCAAGTAAAACTTTTAATGGTGGTAATTTGCAAAGAATACAAAAAGGATTAGTATTTACACCACGCTCTTTACAATTCCAATTTGATTCTGGTTCTCAACCAGTTCCACCAACTGTAGTAGGGTTTACGGTCACTAAAAATTTATTAACAGGTTCGGTAACTTATACATCTCAATCTTTTGATTTTGATGGAAACGAATTATTTGGAAATGATTACACAGCATCCATAACTGTTGGTGGTGGATTTCCTGGTTTGTTAGATGGTATAACATCTGATGCACCTACAATGACAGTTAATAGATTTACAGGTTCAAGAAGTGATAAAACAATTCAATTAATAAAAATAACTGGAGAAGTAGAAGGATTCACCGATACAGTAATATTCAGTAGAGTATTAGATGGATTTGGTGGAGTAAATCATTTAATTAGACCGTATAGAGGAACTCAAATTAGAAATAGTAGTACAGCATCTTTAGAAATTCAAGCGGTTCGTATTGATGGTGTAAACGATATTGAAATTAGTAGTACAACTAAGCCAGAAAAGGGATGGCCTGATAAACAATTGCATATATTAGTAACTGGTTCTGCCGCAACAGGCTTTAGAGAAAAATTTGTAAACTTAGCATATGCTTCATCAAGTGGATATGTAAAAGGATTAACAACAGGTTCTTTGGGTAGTGGAGAAATAAACTATAATGCAACATTTACAAGAGATTCAATTGATTTTAGAAGAACAATTTATTTAATTTCTTCACAATCGGCAGCATCGGATTGGGCATATAATACATCAGGCTCAGTTTTAGCTTCTATAATTTTAGAAGATTTGCAAGATGGATTGGATAGTGGTACAGTTACTTTCAATGCGGATTCATTTACTATAAATCCAAGAACAGAAACTTTACATAGACCTGGTATGGCGTTCGCTACCGCTTCATTTAGTGTAAGGGGAACTGCCGGTGGTAATGAATTTGTAACAGCATCTTTTAAGGTGTTCCCTTCAATGTCTTTAAATAAAGATTTTGTACCTGAGTTTTGGCTATATTATACAACTCAAAGTTGTAACCCAACAATAGCTGTATCTGCGGTAGATGATAATAGATATGTTATTCCATCAAGAGCAACATCATCATTTGTTTCATCACCACTATCACAAAGTAAAAATTTAACTTTAACTTTTACTTATACTGAGCCTTGGACATCGGCATCAGTTAGTTTTGATAAAACATTTACTATAATACCTGAAGGTAAACCTGGAGATGAAACTATAATTTTTGAAGTTACTCCTGTAAATGTTACACTAGCTGCAAATTCAAAAGGTATTGTAAATGATTATAAACCATCTATTACTCAAATTAGATTAAAGCAAGGTTCTCGCTATCTCTCATTTACATCAAGTATTTCTCAATCGGGTACGTTTCATATTGCTCAAGCATCTATAACTGCTTCTAATATAACAGGTGGTTTGGTTTATTTTGATAACAACTATACTGAATCTTTAATTGTAAGTGCTTCAAGTGGATTTATAAATTTAAGTGGTAGTATTACATATCCATTGATTATACATCCATATTACACTTCATCAATTTATACACAAAGTGTTGTACAACAATATACAAAAGTATTAGATGGGCCACCACCAATACAAATTGTAATATCACCAACATCTGTGGCAATCCCTGCCGATGAAGTTGGATACGTTTCATCATACACAAATGCAAATACATCTATAACTGTAAAAGAAGGAGATGATTTCTTATTATACAATACATCATCTTTGCCAGGAACTTGGAAAATAAATTCAATAGAAACTAGAACTGGTAATGTTTGGAATATAAGAACTGGTTCGTTAGTAACTGGTTCTGCTAGTAGTTCGTTTGGAACATTTAATAGATTTGATTATCCATATGTTTCGGCAAGTGCAACATATACAATTCAAGTATATCCAAATGCATTGGGAAGTGGACATGAATATACATCATCTGTTTTTACTCGTACTCAAACATTTACAAAAAATGTATCAGTACCAAACGCAAGAACAGTAGAATTAAAAGCAAATCCATATACTATAAATTATGATAGGGATGGATATAAAGTTTCGCCTGAAGGTGATGTTGAATTAAAAGCAACTGCACAAAACTACACAGGTTCTACTTGGTTTACTTTATTCTATGTAGATACTGATGGTAGTGAAACACTTTATGATGGACCTTATTATGAAGGAGTTCCTGAATATACATTTATTGTTCCCGGTACGGATGCAGCAGGACCTGAAGAAAATAAAACTTGGAGAGTAAAATTATCCGATGGTAATCCATATACATCATCAATTTTAAATCCATACAGAGCAGAAGGTCAATTAACAATTGCTGGTATAAAGGCCGGAGCTGATGCATATAAAATTTCTGCTGATAATACGAATACATCTATTACCGCAGATTTATATAACACAAGTTTAACAGGCACATCAATAAAATTACCAACATTTAAAGGAGTAACACCACTTATAAATGTTACATC